GCACTAGCTCCTCTGTACGTCACTATGAGCCTTATGACAAGGCAGATGCAACATAAGACTAATTAATCAGCAGCTTCGGCAACTCCGCCCTCTGCTACCCATTCTAAATATTCAGCATAATGCCTATTACCTTCAGCAAAAGGTATGATAAGCTTTTCTACTTCTGTAACTTCTTTACCATCCTTAGTATAAGTTTTTGTAGATAGTATGGATTCAACTGAATTTGTAGAACCATCTGGGTCTTTTATAAATTTGTAGTTAGTCATAGTTTAAAGCTCCGCATCAAATCTTAAATAAACACTACCAGAGTTCATAAAAATAAAGTATGTAGTACCTTCTGTAAGACTACCACTTAGTCTACTACTGCCTGTAGTGGCATATATTCTGGTTGAGTGCCTACCTGGATTAAGCTGACCATTCCAACCACCACTATCTATATATCTGTCACCACTCGGTCTTTTTACAACAATAGAGTAACCAGCATTTGCTTGAGTTACGGTTGGAGTGTCTCTCAACTGAACAGGAAAATGAAGAACTAAATCAACTTCACTACTACTATAAGCCCATCCCGCTCCAATAGCTTGGTCATTCGGACCTGTAATATAACTATAACTGCTACCTTGATATGCGGTGTAAAGATACCTTTGACACCTTCTTAATTCATCTGCATATGACCTATGCTCGAAATCAGTTGCAACGCTGCCTACCTCTAATTGAACTCCTGTAATAAAAATATGATCGTTTGTATTTTCAAAAATTGTTGCTGTGCATAAATTAGCAAATCTTGAATCTGCATTATCAGCCCAAGTAGTTGATGCTGTACCCTGATAACCTTGCTGCCTTGCAAGAATCCAAAAGAATTGTAATCCTGATCCATTATTATTATCTATACCACCACCACCTGTATCAGCAGGGAATGTCAAAGTTTTTCTTTCCCAAGTGTTAGCAGAATTTATAGTGTAACCTAGCGACACAACTCTTGCAGTTTGATCTCCTTTATAGATAGATACACAAAAAGTACCAGTTATATTAGATTTTACATAAAATGATAAAGTGATTTGTTTAGCACCTGAAGTTCCGTATGCTAATTGCTGTAAATTTTGAGCTTCTAAATTAGTTGAAAATCCTGCATATTTTGAACCTGCCTTTGCAGGTACTCCTGTTTCTGCTGTGGTGCAATTAATTTTTGCTGCTTTTGTAAAACCTGTTAAATCTGTGACTGATTCCTGTGATACTGTTACTTCTCCTGTATCAATATTTCTAAAATACTTAAATCTATCTAATGTATAAGTATTACTTGGTTCTGTAGATGACGTACCACGTTGAGCCACTTGCATAGCTCCGTTAATTATTAAATTACGATTACTTA